ATATTCGTCGGTTACCTCTTTAGACTCCCCAAACATCTTCAGACCCATAATAGACTCACTAAACCGCTTTTCGTACAGCGCTTGCATATCTGGTTCGCCCTTCATAAATATATAAGCTTCCATTAAGCTGCCATACAGCATAGCTAGCTCAGCATTTTCACTGAGCCATGTAGTTCCAGTTCCCGCACCCGCTGTCAAACTGGCAGGGCGATAAAAATAATGCAACTCTACCGCGTAGCTTGCATCCGGTGTCGGCCCGATAATAAAGTTAGTTATATCAAAAACAGCATAATACCGCGGCCCACCTTCCGTCGTAGGGTCCGGATTAAACTGCTGCACATAGTCCGCATCCTTAAAATCGAGGAAATTAGCGTCATTGCTCGCATCTGTGTATGACAAGGAATACGGCGCAAGGAAATCTGACGGGCAGGCCAAAAACTTATTTGAAGCGGTCAAGGCTCCTGCTACATTTTTCCGAAACAAGCTAAGCTGCACGTTTTTGAGAATGCGCTCTTCCGAATTTCTAATAAACACAGGAATGTTGTTAACAAACGTGGTTTCGTCGTTTTCCGTGTAATCTTGAATAGCCTGCTGTAATTCAGCGTATGTAAAACTCATGTTGTCACCGTAACCATGCCAACTTGCCCAAAACCTTGCGGTGGCAGCAAATTAGGTGCCTCTACTGTTGGAATCCCTACATATACATCAAACGGCTCCACTATATCCGGCCGTGCGTCTTTTAAAGCCTCTGCATCAACAACTTTACGAAAAGGACCAAGCTGCGGATGTTTTGGCTCCCACTCGTCTTTTCCTACTAGCAAGCCGTTCCATTCTTTACGCATGTCTTTATACCGATACCGGAAACCGGATCGGTCTGAAATAGCGTAGGAATCTTTACCGCTTGCAAACTTTGCCATTAAGTGGTCCTAAAATACTGGTATTGCGGCACTACGTTAAAGGACGAACGATCTCTGTCTTCTGTTGCGGCCCGTTCAAACTCTTCCTCATAAATAGCTTTCAAAAGCTGAACTCTATTTGGAGCTCTTTTTACCGCTATGTAATAGGCTAATCCCGCGGCTAAACAAGGATAAAAACGAAACGGCATGTCCATTGTGTTAATAAACGTATCCGCATCATCCATGCGAGTAAGAGCATCGTAAATTACAACATCCGTGCTATTCTCGGGAACCGGCCACAATTTTAATTCTGGCGTGACCTGCCGATCCAAGAAAAACTGGTTTGCTCTTCCTTCAGTAGTTTTGTTCGGAATAGACAAATATTCGTCTCGGCTAAGACGATCTAAAGAATAGTCAGTTCCGCTACGGCGCACAATTACCGATAAAACGTCGATAACATCGTTATTTAAAGCGTAATTTCCCGTTCCTTGTGTCAGAGCCTGTGTTCTTTGAACAATGGTCCATTGGTTTAGACCACGGTTTGCCCACTCAGCCAACATTAAATTGAGCGACCGCTTGGCAGACTTTAGGTCGTAACCTGTACGAACCTCAAGGCCGCAGCGCTCAAATGCCTCCTCAATGTAATCGGAGACATCTAGCTCAAAATCTGTGCTTCCCGAGGTTGCCATACTACTTCTTTACCATTCCGCCGCCGCGCATCTTCTTTACCATACCGCCGCCGCGCATCTTCTTTACCATACCACCGCCGCGCATCTTCTTGACTGCGCCGCCTTTTTTCATCATTTTACGTGGTTTCATCGCCATTTTTTAATCTCCTGTAAAGCTTGGCTCTTCCCTGAAAAATTTCTTCAGCATTGTATTCTTCTAGATACTTATCATAATAGCCTTTTTCCGCAAGTTTGTCTGCTGATTCCTGCACCTTGGATAAACGCTGCACAAAAATCATTGCATACTCATCATCCACCACCTGCATAAAGCTTTGGTCGTCTATGAAATCATTGGCTTCATCATGCGGATGAAAGCCCATGACCCACATATCCCGATCTATAAAGACCCCCATAGAAATAGCCTCGTTTAAGTCGTGAAGATAATCGTGAAAGGCGTCAGGATCTTCGGTAAAATTTAAATCTACGATAATAACTAGGTCTAAACTTTCTTCCCATTGCGATAAAGTGCTATATAGCGCTTGCATGTTTTTTTCATACTTAAACAAAAGAGCTACTTTTTCGTCTGTCCAAGCTTTTTGTGCATAAGGACAGGGCGGAAGGTTGTTGTAAAAAGAATTAGGCTTACTTAACGTATGCTCTGTCCAAGCCATTATCTCGGCACAGATCTGCTGTTCTTTTTCTATGTTAAAAACCATCATATTCATGCTTGTGACACCGACCCTTTAGTGCGTTTTCTTCTGCCGTTTATAACCGCGCCACAACCTCTCGCGACAGCCGTACCGGGGATGCTGCTGCCACGAAACCTTCGCTTTGCTTTAGTTTCATAACCCGCAACGCCCCCATTAGCCATTTTCTTTACTTTGGCAGCCTTAGTGTTTGCCACAACCTGCTTTCCTTTAGCTCCTTCACGCTTCTTTTTACGCGCTGTTGAAGCTCGTTCAGCTTTTGATAAACTTTGAGCTTTACGTCTAGGAAGGCAACGGTCAGGGTTACGCTTATCTTTTGACGTACCACATGCGCCCGAAATGTTGCCCGAGCTATCAATTCTGACCCAATCCTCATCTAACCACTCCTGTAATTTACCCATTATTTACCCTTTCGTTTGCCACCTTTAGACTTTTTGGCATAGTTAGGGTCTTTACAATATTTTGAGGCGGCGAGATTTGCGTATGCACTCGGATATGTGTCAAACGTGCGCTTTGCCCACGCCTTACCTTCAGGGCATATAGTGCCGCCCTTCTTCATTTTAACAACGCCGCCTTTAGCCATTTTTCTAACGGAACAAGCGCCTGCGCCTAAATTAACTCGTGTCATGTCAACACCGCCACTAATGCTATTACCGTCGCCGCAAGTTGCAGAGCAATGCCGCCAAGGATAGCCCAGACCTTTATATCCAGACGGTCTATGTCCTTTTGCATATGAGCAAGATGGTTGTTTTCCAACCGATGTAAAACGGCCTGAATAACCTCAACCTTTTTGTCTAGTTCTGCAACTGTTGGCTTGCTCATTTTAACATTTCCACCTTTTACGGGCCTGCCTCAAACGGCTGTTTGGGTCTCTAGCTGCTTTAGGAAATTTTTTCATTTGTCCGGCAGAACGCGCACAGAAAGACTTACGACGCTTTGCATCCTTACTACCTTTTTTGACCTTGCCTGTTACAGCGGTCTTTAACTTTGAGCCGGGATTTGCGCGTCTGTACGCCGCTACTCCAGCTTTAGTCATCCCCGCTCCTTTTTCAGTAGGGCGGAAATTCTTCTTGTTGCGGGGAGGCATTTTGGCTTTTTTGCGTTCAGCCATTACAGAGCATCCCCGTTGTCAATTAACACGCCATTAAAAGAGGCAGATAGTGCATTGGCTTGGTTTTTATTACAAACAGCCCGCACCTCAACGTCAGACTTTTCGGTCACTTTAATAGGATAGGCAAATGGGTAATAAATCTGACTTTCGACAACATCTACCTTAACCTGCGTCCTAAATACGCCGCCAAAAGGCTTTACTAAAAAGCGCACAGTCATATATACGCCACCAGATGTCCCAGTGCCGTGTGTGGCAATGCCTTCGTTAATGTAGAGAGTTTTACCCGCAGGAACGGTATATACCGCCATTAGCGTTTGATTTTCACCGTTTGTAATTTGAGCATAGGTAGTGCCGCCGTTAGCTATGGTGATATTACCTGTAGGGGAAGTAGCGCCGCTTACATAAGCTCTGAAAACACGCAAAAACAAACCCGTAGTCGTGGCTGTTCCGCTAGCGTTCAAAGTCACTTCTTCTTCTAGCTCCGCATAATTTGTATCAAGACCAGATACAAGCACTTTTACGCCAGAGTCTGTAGCACCTCCTGCGGAGGTGACTGTCATAGCTACCGCGGAACCCGGATATGCGTACAAACCGCCTGCATCCCAGACGGTTTCACTTACGTTAATGATATTAGGGTTGTAACCATATTTAAAAAGCGTGTTGTGATACGCAATTTGGTTACGAGAAGACTGAAGCTCAAACGGCTCTGAAGTCCCTACCCTTGATATGGAACTAACTTCACGAGCCATTCGAGCCTCCGTTTAGTTGTAAAAAACAGTCACAGCAGTACACGCGGTAAAAGCAGATACATAAATATCTGAAACACGAATACCTTCTGCGGGTATGTTTACTGAGTGTGAGTCAGATGCAAGAAAATCTAAATCAAGAACAGTTGCGCCGCCATTACCATCTGTAATAGTTAGACGAGGGGTTCCTGTTGTAGTTAAAACTTGTATCTGACGGATACGCGCAGGCCCAACACCGGCAGAACCGGTGGCAGCTAAGCGCTTTGCTTTTACGTCAGAGCCTGACATCGCGCCCTCCTATTAGCTAAGAGCAGCACCAACAGCAGTTACCCAAGCAGCACCTGTGTTGATTACGATGCAATACTCGTTGTTGCCCGCGCCGTTGTCGCTAACGATATAAACGGTTCCAACAGCAACATCACCAAAAGCTGGCAAATCTGCGGTGGCTACAACGGGAATTTGGAAACCATTATTGGACCGGACTGGTCCAGAAAAAGTAGATAAAGCCATGATTATCTCCTGTCGTGGCTAGTGTCAGCCGCACCGTGCGGCTGTCAGGGATTAAGACACTATACAACAAAAAAGAAAGGGCGGCAACTGCCGCCCTCTCCACATCTGTAAAAGATGTTTACGCTGCGCCCGGAGTACCGAACACAGAACGCCAGTCAGAAACACCGAAGCTGTAGCGCTCACGTGCCTTAAACCGCATATTTCCGGTGTCGAAGTCACCTTCCATAGCTGTTTTAATTGGCGAACGGTTAAAGTATTTGAAACCGTTTGGAGCATCTGTCTTGATGAAGAATGCGTCTGTGTCAGTCAGGAAGTGGTTAACCACTGCCCCTTCTGGCAACATACCCATGTTCTTCATCGCGTTGGTGTCGTTGTCTGCTGTGCCTGAACGCAGGTTTGAGTTGATTACCCGCTCTGCAATGAATTGCAGTTCTTTCGGGATAATCAGCTTTGTACCACGAACAGCAATCTTCAGACCACGCTCGTCAGTCAGTCCCGCAATGTCGATCAGCATCTGCTCAAGAGAAGTCTCGTTGAGGTCAGCCGCAGTAGCCAGAATGTTGCTCTGGTTACCGGACAATGATGGGTGAGCATTTGAACAAAGTGCTGCACCGTCGCCGATTGGGCTGCCTGTGCTGAACGCATTGTTCAGGATTGCAGCAGCTTTAATCTGCTTGGTCTGAGCCATTGAACGGGCCAGAGCCTTGGTGTAGCGTGATGCCAGACGGTCGTACAGGTTGTCCTCGATAGCTTCCTCAGTGATTGAGAATGCCAGAGCGATTGTCTCATGTGTGTACCGTGCTGTGTAGGTCTCTTGAGCATCGTCAAAAGTGATGGCTGCGCCTTCACCTTTGGTTGGTGCTGTTGAGAAACCCCCGAGCATCACTTCTTCTTCAAATGCACGATCTGATGACTCTTCGTCGAAGATTTCAGCGTGTTCATTTTCGTAGCGATCGTACTCAAGTCCGAACAAGGCATTCAGGCCGGGCTCAAGCTCTTTCGCTAGTTGTGCGCGAGAAATAGCCATTTTCTATCCCCTTTCCTAAACGCCTGTTGAGGTCGCAGTAGTCTGCGAGTCAAAACGGCTTGTGTTGGCGTTGAAATGTGCGTTCAAACGAACGATCAACGGAATGCCTGCTGCGGTGTAGTCGTTGTTAGCAGCATCATCCATGATCCCTACAATCCGCAACGGCAGAGTAGCAGTTGTTGCGATTGAAGACACGCTAAGTGCACCGTTTGCAGAACCTGTGTTGGTGCTGCCGGTACGTGCTGAAGTGCCCAGAGAAGCGTTTGCAAACACGCCTGCCAGTGCAGTTGCACGGTCAGTCAATGATGCGTCAGACGCGACTTTGAACAGTTGGTTTGGATTGTCAGCTACAAACGCCTTTACAGGGTAGTTTGTGTCAACGCTGACTGAACCAGAACCCGGCCAGTAGTTGAGCCATACAGGCTTCTTCTGGACTGAGTCTTGGTATTGAAT